TTGCTCTGGGTTTTGGTAAACGCACTACGGGGCGTATCACCGCCCACGCCGGTAGGAGCAGTGCCGAGATTGATCGTCTGCTTGGCCATTAAAAAATCCTGATTTTGAGTGAGTAATTGCGCGTGCTCACGCGCTCATCTTGGCAAACACAGCTGGGAGGAAAAACGCGAACGGGTTGTTGGCGGCAACGGTTACGGCGTAGAGCGTGCCGGTTGAGAAATCCCAAGTGCAATAAAGCTGCCTTGGGATCGCGCCCCCCGAAACCATTGTCATTCCGAAGTTATTGATGAGCATGAATTCGTTTTGGGGAAAGCTGAACGGCACCGAATAATAGTTTCGGTACAGGCCCTGATCAGTCTGATCCGACTTCACATACGTCCAATTCTGGAAAGCTCGCGTGAATGTGGCGTTCGGCGTTCCGGAATCGAAAAGCATTTTTCCCGCGCCGTCCCAAAGCCGCATGCCGTACTTCGCGACAGCTTGTGCTGCGAACGCTCCCACAAAATAGCGTCCGTTCGGCTGAGCAGTGGCGCTGCTATATGTCCGAACATAGAACCCAGTCCAGTTTCCGGCGGATCCTATCAACCGCATATTGCTCAGACCCGCAATCAGAGTGCTGGTGTCCGGGCGGACAAAAACCAGCGGCGGCTCCTGTGACGTCACCGGTCTTTCGAAGTAGGTCGTTGAGCCCATTCCTGCCTCTTCAGTGGGCGCGTATCTACCACTCGCGATGACCATCAACCGGGAAAATTCCGAATCAATAGTGACCACGTTGCTGTTATTTGTGAATTGAAGGCCGTATCCCGCCATCAGTTGAACCTCATTACAATCAGTCTCATCGTCCCTGAAGCGATCGTACTGGCGTACCCTCGCGTATGGTTGTAGACCCTCGCCACGTTATCGACGAGTTCGGTTTCGAACTGCTGCTGTTGGCTGGTATACGTACCTATTGGGACCACAATCGCACAACCGTTTGCCGGCCCCACACCGGGGACCGAAAAGTCCTGGTTGGTCTTCGCCGCGTTGCTGAAAGTCACCAGCGTCGACAACACCACACGAATGGTGAAAGAGTTCTCGTCGACCTGGAGCGCGCCATCGGCGCCCCAGATCCGCATTCCATGTGCCATTGATTACCCCAGATAGCCGAGACGAACACGCAGCACGTTGTTGGCGTCGTAGACGGAGACGTTCAGCGAGTTGATCACCAGCCGTCCCTGCCCTGGCACGATGCCGTTGATCTCCAGCGTTCCGTCTTTGTTGAGAATCCAGCCTTGCTGGCCGGCGATGTAGTTGGTGGAGCTGATGTAACTGCCGATTTTTGCGTTGGTGATGGTGCCGTCCGCGACAAACAGCGAACTGATAAACGTCTGCCCGTTCTGGACAACGAACGGCGAGCTGGGGCTACCGCCCAAGCCGTTCACAACTGCAAACCGGTCAGCACTGACCAGGAACTGGCTCTGCAGTCCCGCCGGGCCGTTCTCGATACCGAGGCCAATGCCTGCCGCAATGTAACGACCGTTTGAGTCGATCTGCATTTTCACAGACCACATGGTCGACGCCTTTCCGTCGAGGGCAACCTGCGCCTGACTGACCTGCTGGATCGCGGCACTGTTCTTGCCCATCTCGGCCTGAACAGTTTCGACGAGTTTGCCGGTGGCGACGTCGCCCTCAATCACCGCAGACTGCAATGACCAAACGCCAACGAAGGCTTGAGTCGAGCCCGCGTAACCTTCTGTTTCACCCGCTAAGGGCGGATTGACCTGCGCAAACACCCCATCGACCTTTTCCGATACCGCATCCACTTCCCCGGACACGGACTGAATCCGGTTATTGACCGACCCCGGCAAATCATCCGGCCCGTCAATGAGGTTGATACGATCGCCGAGGTGCTTGCCCAGCGCAGACTCGCTGATTTGGCCCGAGAAGTATTTCTCGTACTCGGTCTGATCCGAACTGGCTTGGCCGTTTACTCCAAGACCCACCGGGTACCATGGCCCGATGTTGCCGATTCGATCCACAAGCCGAGCCCAAAAGAAGAAACTGGCACCGGCCAGGATGTTCTGCATCTCGTGTGATGCCTGCGGATAGGCAAAGTCACCCAGCTTGATCGCGTCGTTTTGAGAGGTCGTCTTGCTGTACCAGACTTCGGTGCGCTGGGTGTCCTCTGCTCCTGGTGGAAAACCCCACGCCAATCTGATGCCATAGACAAGGCTTGTCGCTGTCAGGAACGACACCGCCGGCGGCAGCCCTTGCTTTCCCTTCAGGTTGGTCAGGATTGAGTTGCGCCACTGCGACGAGATGTCGAACGCACTCACCGCGCGGACCCGCGCAACGTAAGCGCCAGCGTAAATTCCGACTACGTCCACGTTGGTCATGCCGGTACGTTGCAGCTTGTTCCAGTTTCCGCTGTCCTTGCGCCATTCCACGTCATAGCCGACTGCGCCATCAACAGCAGGCCAACTGATGGTCATGGTGGCCACGGCCAATCCCTGCACCACCGACGACGTCGACGTGAGGGACACGCTTGCCGGCGCCGGAACCACGGTGATCGGGATCACGCTGATCGGCCGTTCCTCCAGACGAGCGCCGGTATCGATGTGCGCGAATTTGCTCGGCTCGAACTGCAGCGCACTGATTTCGAAGTCGCCCTCGGTGGTGCGCTTGGTGCGCAGCACGCGATACAGCGGGATCGCCAGATCATCGGCGTCGAGCGCCCATTGCAGCTGCGCTACTGGTGGCTCGCTGTAAGCGACAGTCACCGTTACCGCGCGGCCGTTGACGCTCTGCACGGTGCGCCCTTCGGCGCGGCCGCCCGGCAGGTTGATGATCAACCGATCACCCGCCTTGGCCTGGGTATCGCGATCGAGCGTCACCACGCGGCCAGCAGCTGACGAGATCCGCCCGCCGACCTCCCGGCCCGCCAACAACGAATCCGCCACCGGGATGATATGGCCCGGCAGCGGAATCACGCCCTCCATGCCGGTCTTGAACGACACGGTGCGGTCTTGGTTGTTGCTCAAGATCGCCCACTTTCCGCGGCGCTGGGCCTCGGAGGCGCGGGTGCAGCCAATGGCACTCAGCTCGGTCGGCCGGTCGCCATAGCGGCGCTGCAGATCCAGATCCGCAAACGGTATGACGTCGGTGTCGTAGTTGTTCGCCGGGTTGTCGTAGCTGACCAGTGCCCGGGTGTACCGGGTTTTCGCCGAGGCACTGCCGTAGGAGAATTTGCCGTCGATCACGTTGGCCCGGGTGAAGACGTAGTCGAAGTCTTGCGCGCGCGGCATGTCAGCCTGCATCACCAGCTGGCCCTGCGCCCAGTAGGTCATGCCCCGGTAAATTGCCGAGATATCGCGCAGCAGCGACCAGGCATCGGCCTTGCCCTGCAGGTTCATGTCGCAAAGGAAGCGCGGTTCCTGCCCTCCCAGCCCGTTCGGCACAAGCTGGTCGCAGTACTGGGCAATCCGGTACAGCTCCCACTTGTCGACCATGAACGGCTTGATCCGTTTGCCCAGGCCGAAACGGTCTTCGGTGCAGATGCCGTAGGTTATCCACGCCGGGTTGTTGGTCCAGGCCGATTTCATCGAGCCATCCCACGTCCCGGTATAGGTGCGCAGGATCGGGTCGTAGTTGCTCGGCACCATCCAGCGCCGGGCCTTGCACTTCACGGTCACCGCGGGGATGTTGGTGAATTGCTCGGCGTCGAACTCGATGTAGAGCAGCGCGGTATTCGGATAGCGCAGCTTGGCGTCGATCACTTCGGTATACCCGGCCACCAGCATGGTGTCGGCGACCTTGTTGCTGTTCTGGTTCGGCGTCAGGCGGCGCACGCGGATTTGCCAGCCCGTGGTGGCGGTAGGCAGATCGATACGGCGCGAGCGCTCGTAGCGTGTGGTGGTCTTGCCGTCGACAGCGTCCACCAGCACCTGCTGATACGCGCCGCCGTCGGTGGCCACGTCGATGGCGTACTCGATCCGGTAGCCGCCGACGTTGCCCTGGTCATCGGAGCGTTGCAGCGCCGGCCACGCCAAACGCATGCGCACGGCTGAAAGCTGGGTGTTGGTGATCGAGCGCACCCACGGCGAATCGCTGCGCAGCTCAATGTTCAGCGAAGTCTCGTTCTCCACGGACGGGATGCCCGGGATGTAGGTCTGATCCACTGAACCCGGGCGCCAATCCCACTTCACGTTCGGGAAGTTGTAGTTGCCGCTGGCATCGCGGATCGGCGTGTTGTCCAGGTAGATGTCGTAATCGGTCGGGACGCTGTCGAACTCCCCCTCGCCTACGGCGATCAGCAGTTTCGCAAGGTTGGTCGAGCGCAGGCTATCGCTGGCTTCGACCGGCGACTTCGGCTTGCTGCTGCCGCCCTTCTCGCCGTAGATCTCGATCTGTTGCACTGCGCCCATGCTTTCCTCCAGGCATAAAAAAACCGCCTCGAGGGTGGTTTGGTCACAAGCCATGAAGGCTCAGGTAAAGTTTCATCACACACATAGCAACGCGGATTAAGCTCCAAGTCATTGCGCAAATCAGTGGAAACCATTTTCCCATCAAAAGCCCTCCTCCAACTTGGAGGGCCAATCCCTCCTTCTTTGGGTGAGGGGTTTTGCTGTTAGGTCTTATCTTCAGCCAGGATCGAGGCCGAGATGATCATCCCGCCCCACCGGCGTTCGCCGATGCAGATCGGTACCGGGTTGCCGCTGGCCGTGGTGTTCTTGGCGCTGCCGAAGGCGTAGGACGGGGAGTTCTCGGGGGATGCGCTCTGCTTAAGGCCTGAGGCTTGGGGGCTGAGCATTTGGATCACGCCGCCGGCGACCAAGCCAATACCGGCACCGATCAACGGTGCGCCAAAGGGAGTGGTAGATAGAAACGTACCGGCAACGATCAGAACCGCGCCGACAATGGTTTGGATTAACCCGGCTTTCTTGCTCCCATGGATGACCGGCACGATTCGGATGTCAGTTGTGCCACCCAAGCCAAATTCCGCTTCGCCAACGTTCTTTCGATTGCGAAACACGGCGAAGCGCATGCCAAGTCGATCGAGGCGTTGAATCTCCTCCTTGAAGCCCTCAAGCGTTGCCTTCAACGCTCGGAACGCCTCCCAAGCCTGGCCGGAATCCAAAACTCGACGATGAATCCTGCCAAATTTGGCCGCGAGGGACCCGGACAGCTTGATCGTAGCCATCGGCTGATAGTGAGCAGCGCTCGATTGCATGACTTTCTCCAGACATAAAAAAACCGCCCGAAGGCGGCTGATTGCGAATTCGTTTACTGATAATCGACATACGGTCCGAGAAAGAAGCCGCTCATGTCCCCACTGATTCGGTAGAGGCTTTCTTTGCCACTTTGCACATTGGCAGAAATCGTACGAATGGCTGCCCCGCCACACAGACCAGAGCCAGCGAGACCTGCTCCAATACTTGGATTACCCGGCGGCAGGTAAAAGGAGGCGCGCTGACCAGTGCCGATTTTCGCGGCCTTCCGGCCATCAACATACACGACGATGTCACAACCAGATCCAACCATTCCCGAGTCCCGCACAACAGTTACCTTGCCGCTTTCGCCGGCAGGCTTAGTTTGAAATGCGTACAGCTCATCACGCGGCACCGGATCGGCCTGGCTAACCGGAATGGCAGAAGATGCACACCCCGCCAACAGCGCTACCGCCAACGCCCCTATCAAAATCCGCATATTTACTCCTTGTGGTCTCGCATGGTGAAGGTGAAGAAATAGAACGAGATTTTTTCGTCCTCAATATCCCTCAGCTCGTACCGGATTCTATCCAGACCGCGGTCGATGCGAGTTACGACGAGGTCCGTGAATTGGGTTAGTCCGCCGCCGAAGCCGCTTAGATTCAGTGAGCTGACATCATGAAAAACAGCCGTCACACCCTCTGTTTCTGGGTCTTCCGAGGAGGACATAGTGAGGCTGAGGCTGTACTTAAAATCCACCATTTCGAGCTTCATCGCAGCTACGCAATTGTTTTCGAAAAGGAGTTCGTTTAAGCGAGACAGATCCATTTACAGCTCCGATTGCAGATTGGCTGAAGCAGGCAGCGCCAGCGCTCCAATACCAATTCCAGTTGCGCTTGTGATTTCGAGTCAGGGATCGACCTTCTCATCGAAAACTATTTGATACTGTTTTCTACCAGTGCCCTCAAGCAGGTCCTTCAGAGCTTGGGCTCGACGATCTAAGCAAGCTTTAAAACCTGAGCTTTCAGGGGGGCCGAAATCTAAGCAAGGGTCACGATTATCAAGTGGTTGCCTTTTGTGGGAGCACCCCAACAGAAGCGCTACCGCCAGCGCTCCTACGATCAATTTCATACCAGTCACTCCCGTGGGAATTGCGCACAGTAACTCTGAACTGTTCGCATATCCAGCATGGACGAAAGTTCAGTCGTAGAGCTTGAAACGCAATGATAGTATTAGGCCACCACTAGAAATGTATCTATCTCACAAAAAAGGAAGCGTTCCTACATGGAAGCATTCGATATCCCGGCCACACTCTATGTAGCGTTTGGCGCCGTAATTGCAGCGCTACTTGCTGGCTTTTTTTCTTTTGTCAATCTAGTAAGTGCAAAAGAAAACAAAGTTTCAGAATTCCGTCTAACCTGGGTAGATGGATTGCGCGACGAAATTGCGGAATTCACTTCGGCAGCCCAAGAACTGGCAAGAATCAACTCCGAAAAAACTTTCGCAGCGCATGAAGGAATAACACCAGAAGAACTAAGAAGCCTAAAAAAAGAATTTTATAAGGAAACAAAAGAGGCGTTTTCCAGGGCTGTTGAAAACCTAAGCAAGGTTCAGCTTCGGCTTAATCCTGAGGACATTGCTAAGAACCCTGATAGTCCAGAGGCCAAGCTAATGGAGGCCCTTTCGAAGGCTAGGCAGCTCACGGTCCAAGGAAAACTGAACGAAGTTCTAGACTCTTGTAATTCGGTCAGACTCGCTGCTGCGCCTATATTAAAAAACACTTGGACACTAGTAAAACTTGGCGAACCTGGCTATAGAAAAATAAGAAAATACGCTTTAGTGACGGTAGTACTAGGCTTCTATTTAGTTCTGACCATAGGTTCCGGATTGGCACTATATAGTTACATAACCCACCCAAGAACCGAGGACTTCGCGATACCGGCCGAAATAAAAGCCCCCCCTACTGATTTATCTAAACCAACTATCAATAGCGAGAAGGCGACAAGAAACACAATAAATAAATAGCAAAAAAACCTGTAAATCGTTTTTAAAACCCAAACAATGTTCAAGTTGATGGGGAATTTTTTCCCCATCATGTAACCGGTGGTACATTTTTGTGCCTAAGAATCAAGATTGTTCGATCAAGCCATGGACCACCGAAAACAATGACCTCCGACGGCCTGCCATAGAGGTGATGCAGAAGAAACGGCCCGGAGCCAAAGGTCGCTGAATCCTCGCCGGGCAGCGCTGGATCAGCGCCAAGGAAGATCCCGGCATGGTTCGGGTAAACCGTGCGCCCTACTTCCATCACGATCATGTCGCCGCGCTGCGGCTGGTCGACCCGATAGAAGCCGGCAGCCTCGTAGTTCGCTTCGTACAGGCTGGTGTTGTCCTTGCTCTCCCACCAGCCGTCGGCGCGTTTGAAGGCTTCGAACTCCAGCCCCCATTCGCGCTTGTACCAGTCCGCGCAAACCTGCCAGCAGTCCCACGCGCCGTGCACGAACGGGCGTTTCAGCAGTGGCACCTCGCCGGACGGTGTGATGGTTCGCAGATCGCCCTCGGGCCAGCTCAGAATGTGCCAGGGCATCGCCGTCGCTTCGCACATGGCGAGGTCACGCGGCGAAGGCCGGCTGGTAGCGTCTGGATGCGAATGCACAACGCCGATCACCTCGCCGACATCCTCCGCCGCCGCGTATTCCTCTGGGTCGATTCGAAATTCCTCGTTCGGCTCGGTAGACACGTTGCGGCACGGGTAATACTGCTGCTTGCGGCCCACGGCCAGTAGTAGCCCGCAGCACTCTTTCGGGTACTCGGCTGCCGCGTGCACTTGGATCGCGTTCAAGATGTGTTTGCGCATGTCAGCTCCGTGCGATCAGCGATACGGCCGGAAAGCCACCGAATGGCAACGGGTTGCCCTCGCCGAAGCGAGGAATGCATCCCTTGCCCAACGTGGCGTCGCACTCGTCCAGTTCAGGGTTGTCGGTGACGACACCGTCCTTGGTCACGTACGGGCCGGTGTAGCCGCAATTCGGCCCACGGTAGCCGCCGGTGAGGCACCAGTGGCAAAGCGTCGTGGCCTGCCGCCCAATCGACTCGCTGCCGACGTCGCCCGGGCTGGCCAACTCCCAGCTGACCGTCTCCCCGTCCTCGTTCGTCTTCTGGTCGATGTACCAGACCTCGATCGTCTCCTGGGTCGGATCTGCCGTCGGATTGCCGGCCGGGAAGTTCGCCGCGTCGAGGTAAGTGCCCAGCGTATGACGCATGGTCAGCTTGAACTCGAGCAGATCCTCGAACGCCAGACAGAGCGCGGTGATGCGCCCGTTGACGTTGCCCACCGACAATGTCGGCCGAACCGCCGTGCCGTCGCCGTTCGCCTCGATGCCGTCGATCTGCATCGGCCAGGCGCTGTACTCGTTGCCCTGCCAGTAAATCGACTTCGCCGGCAGCTCATCTGCATTGTCGCCGGCGGCGATCAGTTCGGCCGCCGTGTGCGGAATTGCGTGTCCATGGAAGCGCAGCACGTCCGCACCATAGTCTGTGCCGTCCAATTCAAAGAGCAGCACTTCGCTGCCAGGCTCAAGCACCTGGATGTCACTGATCAGTGGCATGGTTGCCCCTTATGGTTGGAATGCCCGCTCGAACGTGGCGGTGAGCTTGAAGACGCCGCCGCCCATTGGTGTGGGAGCGGGATTTTTGCAGGTGAACAGCCCGAGCTCGCCCAGCGGCGTTGTCCAGAGAAACGCTTTCGCGCCGGAGTGCCGGTCGAGGAACTTCATGATCTCCAGCACCGTGGCCTTTTGGCCGACGCAGGTAACCGGGTAGGACTCCTCTTTGTTGTTCGGGCCGTCGCCGACGTTCTGCGCGTAGCCATTGCCGAACTTTGAGGTGCGCACCCGATAGTTGATATCGGGCGTTTCCCCGCGCTCGGTTGGCCAGGTGAATTTCTCGATGGCCATCAGGCCCTCCCATTTGCATTTCGGAAGCTGGTACCGCCCGCGCGCCAAGAGTCAGCGACGGCTTTCTCGGCCACGGCCTGCATTTGCGATTGCAGGTTTCTCGACAGTGCCTGCTGGTCGATCTGCATCCCTTCGGAGCCTCGGTCCTGTGTCACCACCGTAACCGGTGCGTTGATGCTGATTGCAGTCCCGGAGCCACCGCCGGCGGTGAGAACACCCAGCTTGCCGCTGGAAGTCCGGGTCAGCGGCATGATCGCCTCCGGCCCCGCCTCCCCCATGACCCCCGCCCTGCCGCCGGCCATCCCGAAGGCGGTCGGTGTGCTGACGATGCTGTTGGTGAAGGCGCCTCCGTTAGCGAACATTTGCACTCCCGAAGACCAGGCCCCGCCGAGCGCCTGCGGAAAGTAGTTTCTGGAGTAACCCGCCGAGGATGCACCGAGATTCGACGACGTCGCACCTGCTGATCCAGCCGCCAGCCCATTACCGCCACCACCGCCAGTGAAGTAACTGGTGGCCGCGCCGACGAGACTGCTCAGCAACGCCGAGCTGGCTTGACGTGTCGCGATCCGCGCCATATCCGCCAGAATCGATTTGGTGAAGTCGGCAAAGGACAGCTTCCCGGTCATGGCGAAGTTGACGACCGCGTCTTCCATCGAGCTGAAGGCGTTGCCGAACAGGGTTTTCGTCTGGCCAGCAATATTGCTAGCCGAGTCCAGGTAGTTGGCCCAGGCCGATGTCGCGCCTTTGGTCCAATCACCTTGCGCCTTTTCCACGTCCGCGTAGTTCTGCCGGATTTGGTCGGTGGCCGCCTTGTTCGCGTCGGCGAGCGCCTGCGACTTGCGGGAGAACTCTTCCTCCGACATGTTCCGCGACGGGTCAGACTTCTGATTCGCGAGCTCCAGCGCTTGCTGTGCGAACCGGTCTTGCTGGCTGTTCAGCTCGTTGTTGAGAGCGTTCTGACGATCGCCCTGGCCGACGCCGAGAACGGCGCGCTGCCCTGCCAATTCCAGAGCCCTCTGTTGCTGGGCCAAGGCTTGGACGTAGGTCGTGATCGACCGCTCTTGTCGAGCAAGGCGACCGGTCTCGTTCGTGGCTAGAACCTCAAGCTGGCTGTCCGCCTCTTTCTGCGCCTTGACCATCCCGGCTCGCGCATCTGCGATTTTCTGGTCGAGTTGGATGCTTTGCGCAGCAGAGGTGGTCTTTTTCGCCCTTGGGGCTTCCAGCGCTGCAATCTCAGCCTCGTAGGCTGCTGTCACCTCGTCGCGCTCGTTGCCGATCAGCGCTTCACGTTTCAGGGCATAGTCGGCTTGAGAAATGAGTCCAGCCTTCTGCACTGCGTCCAGTTCTTTCTGGGCGTTTTTGTACTCCTCGCTGATGGCTGCCAGGTTGTTCTTGGCGTTGTTGAAGCCGGTCAGATCGACCTGAGTACCAGCGGCTTTCGGATCCTTGAACTGGTCGTTTATATTCGCCAGGTTCTTGTCGATCGCTGCCTGATTCAGGCGCGGGTCGTTGGGTGCGACCTTGCGGATGTCTTCGAGCTGCCGCTTGTACTCCTTGATCGCCTCGGTACGCTTCTGCTCGTTCGTCCATGCAGACTTGGTCAGGGAATCGACCTTTCCCATGGCGGTAACGGCATCCTGCTGAGCCTTCGCCTGCTCTCCTTCCCATTTGGCAATATCGGCTTCCGCAGCCTTTTGATCCTCAAGCATGTTCAGGCGGTTTCGCCGGAACTCAATGAGGGCATCCTTCGACTTTTGGCTTTGAAAAAAGCCGTCCATGGATTCAGCTTCACGGAGATCGTTCTGTGCGGTCTCGATCTCTGCATTGATGTCTCGACGGCCGATGTTCTTCAGTCCATCAGCGGCGCGGGCTACGGCGTTGTAACCTTTTTCCCAAAAGCTCAGGTTCTCCAGGATCTTCGGCGTGCGTTGATTGATTGCATCAGCGTACTGCTCGGTCGCCAGTTTCACAGCGCCGGCGTGATCGCCCTGCTTCTCCAGCGCGGCGATCTGCGAGTAAACCGAAGCGGTCAGGTAGTGGTATTGCTCATTCAGCGCAGCAGATGCCTTGACCGGGTCGTCAGCGAGCTTAGCGAACTCGGCCACGGTCTCGCTTACGGCCTTGCCAGTTGCCTCCTGCATCGACACGGCAGCCTGAGTGATACCTGTGAAGCTCTCACCGGCAATCTTCCCGTTACCAGCCAGCAATGCCAAAACTTCAGCCGCTTGCCCAGTGGTGCCGACCGTGGCGCTGACTTGCCGCGCCATGTCGCCCAATTGCCCGGCGCTCACGCCGGCGTAATTGCCAGTCAGGATCAGCGATTTGTTGTAGCTGTCCTGCTCTTCGCTGCCCTTGTAGAAGGCGTAGGCCAACACGCCTACCGCCGCAGTGGCTAGCGCGAGCGGAGCCAGCATCGCGAGCAGGCCGGCGGCACCCTCGCCGGCACCGGCGCCCAATTGCGCAACCGCACGTACGCCGCTACCCCAGTCTCCCGAGGACAGCGCATTCCCCAACTGAACGACGTTTTCCTGTGCCTGACGTGTGCCGAGGCGAAGCTTGTCGAAACCGGTGGTGGTTTTGTTGAGCTTGTCGTAGTCCTTGTCGATCTTGCTCAGGGCGGTGTTGTACTCGTCCTGGCTGATCCGGCCGGCATCCAGATGCTTGCCCAGTTGCTCGACTTGAGTGTCCAGCTTCGCCAGTGCGGCGCGGGCCGGATCAATGGCGCCCAGAAGGCTGTTGAGTGCCTTCTGTTCATCCATGGCCGACTTGGCCAGCGCTACCTGCTGCTTGTCGAGCTGTGCCGAGATCTTCGCGGCCTCAGCCTCGCCATAGGCGCCAGTCTTGGTCAGCTTCGCCAACGCATCGCGCTGTTTGGCAAGATCCTGTGTGGTCTTTGCGCTGGTAGAAAGCGACTTCTCCAGAGCCTGCATTTCGTTCATCAGCGAAACGGCAGACTGCTCGGCCCGGCCGCCGGCCTTCGCCATTTCATCAAGGCTCGTTTTGGCCTCGATTGCATCGGCCGAGTCGATCTTAACGCCGAGCTCTGCAATGTTCATCGACTCACCTTGAATGAGTGCCCGTAACTACGGGCTGTTTTCCCTTTCCTCCGCCATGACGCGCAGGGCTTCGCTTTCCAGCACCTGCAGGTCAGGAAAGATTTCAGCGAGTTTCTTTTTCTTGATGCCGAGGAAGCCGGC